ATTTCACGCATTAATTACTTCGATTGTTATCTATTTGAAACCGGATATATTGAAAAATCAAAAGTTTTTGATAATCAATTCATTACTATCTATTTTATTCAGTTACATGTTCTATAGTATTGAAAACAACCCCGAATTATACAAACGCGCATATATTTATTTGATTTTGTACCTTACATGTGCTTCTATTCTCATGGCTGAATTGTTACTTTTTAGTTTGGATTCTACCGTATTGTATAGTTATTATATTATGTACATTCTATTTGTCCTAGATATGTTATTGTTCAAACCGAATCGAAAGAATATGTTGCTTTCGTCCTACTTGGTCATTTCGATAATACCTTGTGTCATCGCATATTACAATAACAATATGAACTTGTTTTATGGTTTGCTATTCAATTCTTTGTATGCAATCATTGCACTGGCCTGGCAATATATGGATTCAGATCAACTACTTGACCCAGATAGTGAGAAAACCAAACCATCGTACTATTCGTTGAAATACTTTTTGGATTTCGAAGGAATCTTTTCGAAAATCTTCTTGTAAAAGTTATTTAAATTCATTTTTATCCACTATATTATTATGAAATCTCGATATCCAATCACCATCTATATAATGGGTCTTGGAATAGACGAGACATACATGAAAAAATATAAATCATTGACAGTTCCCTCTAGAACGAAATATGTATTTTACGATCAAGCCAAAGAAATCAGCCATTATGATCAATATATAGAGAACTATGGTGAAAAAGTAAATCTTGTAGGGTTTTCTATGGGTTGTATTGTTTGCTTACATCTTCTAGAAAAGTTTGAGTTTTTGATTGATAAGATTATACTGATTGGTTCGCCCTCTTCCTTTTATGAAACATTTGACGTCAATAGCCGTGTTTTCGATCATGATTCCAAATCGCAACAGTTGTATTCACCGTTAAAATACAATGTCAAAAAAACGTTGGTATTCAATAGTTTGTTTTGTTTGTCGAAAATATTGGATTTTCTTCCATTCGGGACTTTTTTTAGCAAAAGAATATATCGGATGTTTAATCCGGACACACCGAACGTCGTCGTGGATTCTATTTGTCGAAAGCCTCTACACAAATCTGTCGTTCAAGTGAATAAGCATTTAATGAACTCAAACATGTTATCGATGATTCGGAAATGCAACAAAACAATTCATTATATAGTTGGTCGAGACGACGAATTTGCTTTCGTGTCCAGAATTCTTTCTGAACACACAAAACATAGTGTATTGCACATATGCAATGAGTGCAATCACCATGTATTTTATCACGAACCCAAATATTTACACCTACGCATATCGGCGATCCTTTGTGATAGTGTTGTATGATCTTACATAAATAAAGGGAAAGCTGTGTATTGATAAAGATATTTATTACCAAATGTGTGTTACACCTTTGAACATTTAAAACGCCGAGTGGCTAAGACGTATTTTATATATATATATATAATATGACTGATTTAGGGATTATTATATTGAGACATGTAAATAATGCATCTACAAATAACTATTGGATACACTGTTATAAGTGTATCCGACATTATTACCCTGAAAATAAAATACTTATTATAGATGATAATAGTAATTACAAATATATTACAAATGAAGTATTGTATAAAACTAGAATTATAAAGAGTGAATATCCAGGAAGAGGCGAACTATTACCTTATTTTTATTATTTACATAATAAGGAATTTGATAGTGCTTTAATTATACATGATTCAGTTTTTATAAATAAAAAAGTGGATTTGAGTGTAAATAATTATAAAATACTATGGACTTTTAACCATGACTGGGACCAAATAGATGATGAAACAAGAATGATAGATAAATTTAATAATTTGGAATTAAAACAATTTTATCAAAATAAAAGTTTATGGAAAGGGTGTTTTGGTGGCATGTCTATTATTACACATGATTATTTAGTTTTTATAAATAATAAATATGATATTAGGAAATTATTAGATTGTGTAAAAACTAGATATAATAGGTGTTCATTTGAAAGAGTAATAGCGTGTTTATTACAAATACATAGTAATAATGAATCCTTATTTGGAAATATTCATAAATACTGTCCTTGGGGTACAAAATATATTGATAAAGGAAAATATAATTTACCATTTATAAAAGTATGGACTGGGAGATAGCCGGTGTTTTAAATGTTCAAAGGTGTAAAACACCTATTCATTTAATAATGAAACATAATTCTTTATTCATATTATATTTAGACATGGTTTGTCGATATCTACATATTTTCAATAATGTACTGGGTACCATCAAACATTCCTATGGTTAGTATTTCTTGGATGTATGATTTAATTCATATAAAATAACCAACGGATGGTTCTGGTTTGTAATATTTATAATTATTTTGAGTCATAAAAGTATCAAGTATACTTTTTAAGCTCTTTTTATTAAGATCGGAATTGGCTATTCCATATTGTTTAAATATTTCTGTATATGTTTTAGATATAGATGATTTATGTATTATTGAATGATAAATTAAACTATACAAATGCATTTCATCATTTGGAATATAAAACCCACGTTTATGTTGTATTCTAGTATTTAATATTTTAGTTTCAAAATCAACATCATAATAATTATCACCTAAATATCTAAAATCAAACAATACATTTTTATTGTCAATTATTACCTGATTCAAAATTCTATTTTTTCCATCATCGTACCTATTATTTGGTGTAGCAGATGTTCCGTCTAATATACGTTTGATCAAATAATAATCGTTCACTAAAACATCTACATCTAAATGATTATCGATATTAATTTTATCCGGCATATCTTTGAAATTCCGTAGTACAACCCATTTTAATTTCGGATATTTGTTTAATTCATCAAAAACATCATTCAATGATTTGAACTTTTTCTGTTTGTAATATTGATGAAAAAGATTAAGAGTTTTTAAGTTATCTTTTGTTTCTTGAATATTATCTGTTGCGTGTATTTTACATCCACCGCCTGTTATGTTTCTTAATCTCATTTTCAAATCAAAAATATTTATATTAACTTTACGGTTTCCTTTTGTCGTTTTTCTGTAATCATATATTGGATTTGTATCTTCTAATATGTATAAGGTAAAATCAATTTTACCTCTGAAATCATCTACATTTACCCCATAAAACTCTGACATAGTTTTCCTTTTATTATTTAACTTTTTAATGGTTTGTTTAGTAATTAATCTTAGTGATTTTGTAATATAATCATCTATATATAGGAAATGATTCGTCCAATCAATTATTAGATGTGTTTCCGTCATTTTATTAACTCTACACAAAAATCTCAACGATGGTATTATTATCCACAATACATATTAAAAAACTTTAAAATAGATAATGTAATCGTTGATAGACTGTTTCGTCCTTGAAATTATTAGCTGGTTTTCCTCCATCCCATAAACCAATTTCACAGGACAAATGATTATTTATTGAACACCAACCAAAATCACATAAATACAGCTTGTCATTCAATACTAATAGCTCAGACACTTTTATATCATTATGTTTCATTTTAAAAATCTTCAAGTCATTCATGATATCTGTAAATTGTTGTGAAAAAGTTGTTGGTTTAGTTTTTCGAGTTATCATTTCACCACAGTATGTCATTATCAATATTTTATCATCATCATTATAATCCATAAGTTTTGGACACCAATCAACCTTCATGTTGTTCAAAAAAGTGAGAACATATTTTTCTCTTTCGTAGACATTGTATTCTAAATATGATTTAACTTTTTTAATAACAAGTTCTTTATTTGTTGATATAAATACATCGCTTGTAGCCCCAGAAGATTTAGTGTTTTTTTTTTTAAATTCATATTGTGTACCGTTTACATGTAATTTCATTTATATTTACAATCAACATAATATTCTTATATAATGTTTTTTAATACATTACATATACATATCATATACCAGTAGTTGTTTTTTTATTTTAACCCCACCCAAAGTCTAACTTCTCGGATATAAATCAGTCATTTCGATTTTATATATTCTTTTGGAAATGCGATGGGTTGTTATTTTCAGGGTCAGGGTTGTTATTTTCAGGGTCAGGGTTGTTATTTTCAGGGTCAGGGTTGTTATTTTCAGGTACTACTATTTATTGAGAGAGACTTTCAAAGCGTTGTAAGACTTTTTGAAATAAAAGTTTTTGAGTAAGCAAAATATTAGAAAGATGTTATTTTTTCAAAACATACTATTATAAAGTTAAATATATAACATGTGTTTAACTTTTTACTCAAAAACATTGAGTAATTGAGTAAGCGGGGAGAAAAAAAAGTTTTTTGCGAAAAAAAAACTCAAAAATAAAAATACAATTTCAAAAATGAAAAAGTTTTGCAAAGTTTTTCACCCTAGGATATAAATCGTTAAGTGCCAATACATTATTAATCCGAAAGTATATGTATAGTAGGCTAATGTTATCATTTACATTTTGTTGACAAGTCATATACTTTTGTAATGAATTGTATTTTAACGGATTTACAATAAAAAGTCAATAATGTTCTGAACAATACTTTTGTTCATCTTTCTCGCATTAATCTTTATACCGGATAGCAAACTGGTTTGTTCAGCTTCAGACACCAATTGCTTTAATGTCGATATCATGTTGTATATCGTTGAGAACTTATCAACTAAGCCTAATGCGGTTTTCGAGGAAACACCAGGTATTTGACAGAACAGATTCGCATTCACCGATTCAATACTATTCGTCGTTTTTTTGATGTTTTTTTGATGAAAATAGTTGTTCGTTTCGGTTGAAGAACACGTTTGATTGGGCATGAAATACGATGGGTTCTTTTGAACGCGTTCGAATATGGATTGAATGATATAAAAGGTATCTTCCAGATTTTTGCTGAACATAAACTTCAAATCATCTCTAAAAATAGAGTGTATGATGGAACTTTCTAGCCTTTTATCGATTAGCGTTGAGAATGACTTGTAGTTTTCAATAATGTAAAGAATGTGTTTCTTATCGAAATTATTCACAAGTCGATTGTGTTGTTCTTTGTAACGCCCGTCTTTAATGGATGCTATCATATCGGAAGTCGTTTTGCGTTCGATAATACATAGAACAACGTCTTCTTCGTTTGTAATTAGAATGTCACCAATATCGAGACTTTTTTGAATGAACTCGAAGTTTGCATTCGTACACAATGTAATGAGCCCAGACTCTCTGCAATCTATATACGTCTTCATTTTCACACTATACAATGTATATATTGTTTTGTATTTAAATATGACATCATTTGTAAAGTAGATCTTGCATTTAATTTTTATTTTCAATCACATTCTTCCTTGGAGGGGAGTGGTTTATATGATTCATAATCGATTTCTTTCGTTTTCGGTGCGAACGCTTTAATTTTGTTTGAAATGTAAAACAATGGTGATTTCACAATGTCATAGGTTCTATGAATGAAATGAATGTGTTCATGCAATTCATCACAGGACGGTTTGACGTATGTTTCTAAAATGTGTTCAATGTTATTCAATTTGCTATGAATCCGTGCTAGTTCTTCTTCATTCAACGTGACGACGTCCGTATTCTTTTGCATTCCTTTATGTATTCTATGAAATATTTTGCTCCTAATCATACACAAGTACCACAACGCAATTTTGGGTGGAATTGAAATATTGAATTTCCCAGGCGGCATCACTATTTTATGATTTGCGACAGAACGGACATTTCTTTGTGGCTTTTTCTTCTTTAATATTAATGATGTCTTCTCTTGTGTTACTATTAAAATTATCAATAATACAATATTGAATATATCTATCTTTACAATTGAACTTGATTTTTTTAAAACCATACAATACTGTGTCAGCTCAGAGTGTCAGCTTCAGAGTCAGCACTCATCAACTGGTTATAATATTTTGAATTCATCAACGCTCGGGGTTTTTCACCATCCATATTTTTAGCATTGACATTAGCACCTTTATCAACTAAATATATTAAAATTTCACGGGTGCGATTAAACATACATATTGGTAACATATGGGTACTAGCACAAGCAATATGGAACGGTGTGTTACCATTTTCGTCTTTAGCATTGACATCTCCGCCTTGTTCAATATATTGCTTTACTTTTTTTATATTCCACATACGTATTGCTTCGAATATATCTACAATTTGTACAAATCTCAACATACAAAGTTGATCCATTACAACTGCAACATTTACTTCAACTCTACACAGAGGACACGAATTCTCGTTTTTTTGAACAAACCATCGTTTAGCACACTTTGTACAAATCTCGTGTCCACACTCATCGATTTGAAAAGGAATTATAGTTTCATCCCATTCTTCGTGACAAACCGGACACTCTTTTGTGGGGTATTTACGCACAGTGTCTTTATCGATAAGAACACCACCCTTTTGTTTTCGTTTGGCATTAGTGCCGAGTTTCTTTACTTTTTGTTGTGTTTTCGTTATGTTTTTTTTGTCCGCAGAGACACACCCCGCAAGATCCTTTTTAGTGAAGTACTTTACTCCAGTGGTTTCCTGTAATTTTACCAATCGTTTAAAGTGTTCGCCTCCGAAACGAATCAAATTTCCTGTTTTTAGATTTTTGATTTCCATACTTGGTATATATATATATATTGTTTTAATGATTTGTGAATTTCAACAAAAGTTTGAATCAGTTATTCAGACTTAATTGAATAAACTATGAAAAGAAAGTTGATAATATGATAAACTGTGAAAAAAAGTTAAAGTTTTTTGTTTTTACTGAATTTGCCACAACAACGTGTTCTATTGTTTGTATCGCTTATGACACACCCCGTATCATTTCTGAAAATAAAGTCGCACGAAGAGTTGCGCGAAGTGGCATGGAGTCGCACGAAGAGTTGCGCGAAGTGGCCTGAAATCGCACGAAGGCCCCGAAAAATAAACACCAAGTATACAAAATGAACGAAATGAACGAATCATACACCAAGTTCACAAAATGAACGAAATGAACCTAACACCAAGTATACGAAATGAACGAATCATACACCAAGTATACAAAATGAGACAAACATAAGACATACGAAACGAAACGATTGAATAAATGAATTAAAAATTGACAAAAAGGAATATTTACAGAAACATTTTTAGATGAACGATGATAGTATGATATTGGGGACCTATGTACCCTATAATGAAGAGTTGCACCGCGAATATAAAGAGTTCTGCTTCAAACTGGTACTGTTCAAATATTACCAAATCGATGAACTCCACCAAATCATACAAAGGGGCAACTTAAAAGACGATTTCAATCACATCATTATTGCAAATATATATAAATACTTTGATATCTATGTACCGCGATATTTTTGTTCGTTTCACAACACGAATAAAATCGATGATTCGACTTTAGTGATAGGAATCGATGATCATCGCGAGGTTACCGGAATTCCATACGATGGAAATTTAGCTGAGTATGAAAGTTTTTTCAACAGACATGTTTCAATGATATTAAAAACCCACGTCGATGGTAGGTGTTGTGTCGATGTTGAAATAAAGGTTGTGAAATGCATTACAGATGATGATTTTTTAAGCGATTTAATGAATCTTGACGATTTGCAAAAAGAAGAGCAAAAGTTTGTTGAGTATAAGGAATCGTATCGGTTGTATCATACCAAACGAAAAGAATGGGTCAAAAAGTTGTATTTGTATAAAAGTAAGTTGCAGTCGTTTTTGAACAATCCGCATATAAAAGATGAATTTATTCTATTCTTAATCGATCAAAACGTTTATGAGATGTTTCTGCTTGAACTGTCTGCGGATAATATATCTTTTACTGGTGATGTAATTCAGAAGTATCGAAACGAACCCACGCACATCATTCATTGGTTGATATTGTTCAAAGATATTAGATCGACGGAAATTTTGAAGGACAAACCGGTTGCGCCCCTAGAACCACAATATAAACCATTGATACATCGAATGATGACAAAACTTTCCGGATTACGCGGAATATTTACAAAACACGGAATTGAATACTACCTTATAGTTATTCATTTTAAGAAGAATAATAAATCGTGTGATTCCAAACTCAAGTTTTTAGAAAAGCGTTGTGGTTCGCGATACAATTATTGGAGAAGCATGAAGCGAAATTATTTCGGAAGTCAAAACCCACAGTGTATCGATTTGTGAGATCAGAAAAGAAAAAAGAAAATATAATATAATTAACTAAATGCCATCCTCTGAAAAAACATTCAAACCGAATAAGAAGATTGTTGTCAATGATAAGATGCAACAGGATTATGTTTATGAGTTATCGCAAAGCTACGGAAAGAATTTGGGAGACATTATGAAAAAAGCTTTAAAACCCGGTCGCATGTTGGAGCTTGGTGTTTTTTCAGGCAAATATCTTAACGACTGCAAAGACGAGTTTCCAGCCGAATGGTTTGAGCATGCAAAAATGTCCCGTCAAGGAGACGACAATCTAAACTGTTTCAAAGTTAAAAGTGGTCAATCCTTGACAATATGGAGGGAAAAAGGATGGGTTATCGGGCCTGACGTCCGAGGTTGGTTTCAATGGTGGTGTCGATATTATATTGGAAGACGAATCAAAGATGTTGATGAAAAACAAATCAAAAGATGGGAATCATTCAACAGACATGCCGCACAAGTTAAAAAAAGCGCAAAACGAGAGGGTAGGGTTGGGGACCCGTCTTTCCGGACTAAACAACGACAGGCACTCTTACAATGGGCTTACGATCCCTACCCTGATGTGGGAAATAATATGTTAAATAAATGTGTTTTAGAGAAGGAATAGCGATTCATTTTCTCAATCTGACTTTTTTCCCGAAAATGCATACTATATATTGCAACCATACACGCTGATTTATACAGAAAACTCATTTCTTTCTTTCGACCGTAAAATCCATCGCATACCATCTTATTAAAAATGGTTTTTGTTTTCTTTTTGATGATGTTCTTTAATTTCATACAAAAGCTATTTATGATAGTGTAATATATTTCTACCAGAAAAAATAGGAATTTGTTTTTTAATTGTCTATGTGTATTTAAAAACCTTTTTCTATAATAATAACATTGTGCCATATGAAATTCAATAGTGATCAAAAAACACATTTCATGAACATTTGGTTGAGGGAGTTCATGAATCGGATTGCGGGTGCAAACACGAAGCACGATATGCAATCAGTTCCGAGCAACGGGATTTACCTTTTGCAACATTGAAGTACATTTTTGTAATCCACTACACTTTTAATGTAGAATTGAATGATATTTTGCTTAATACGTTTTTCGGTTATGGAAAGCTTGTCGTGAGAAATGTTTTTTATTTGAAATTGCGCAGTATCTTTATTGAAGGTCACTATTTCGTTCAATATATCCAGTGTTTTCTGTAGGTTTTTCTTGTAATTGGTTTGCAGTTCTGTTAAATGTGTTCGCATCTCCTTCGTTTTCTTACATTTCAATTCTGTGAAATCATTACAGTACTTCCAAGATAAAATCGGGTTTTTCGGATGAATTTTCATGATGGAACCGAAATGTTTCTTTTCATTACTAAGATGATTGAAGTTATTCTTTGTTTTCGATGGATCGCATGCATTGTTTTGGGTGAAAATAATATTATCAATATCGTCCTCAAAAATGCGACGAATGCACACCATCTCATCAATATTCGAAACATTCTTCAAATTAAAGATATCTTGATACACTTTTGAGAATGACTGCCGCTCTTTCGAGGTGAGAAAATTGGAGACGAAATAATCAAATCCAGATAATTGACTCATGTCGAGAATATCGTCTTCAGGTTGAGACGTGTTACAGAACTTGATTTTAATATTCGATTTTGTTTGTTTAATATTTTTGTCTACGATGCCCGCGATATTGAACGCCCCAAAATTTTCAACATCATAAACATATTTGATTAAAAGTAATACCTGTAATACTTTTGAAAAGTGGTCGCTAATTTGTTTGCATAACAACTTTTTGTCTTTTATAAACTCTTTTTTAGGAATCAAACTGATGGATGTGTGTAGATTGTTCAAATGTATTTTCGAGTATTTGTCCAATTTATGTTCTGAAGATAAGATGACTCGATCGCATCTTTTCTTCAACAGAGAGTTGAGAATATTATTATTTTTGAACGTTTTCGATGTGGTGAGAATGTCGTTAATGGTTTGATTCAGTTGTAAAAAATCTTTTACAAAGTAATCACCGTATTCATTGGATTCGATTGATGTTTCTGATGCGATTTTTGATGTTGTTCCACCCATAAGTTTATTAGTATTAAGGATATCTTTATTTTGAATTTAAAATATGAAATTTAAAAATAAACTACATCGATAGTAATAACAGGAAGAGAATGAATCAAATCACGATTCGCAAACAAAGGTGCCTCAATTGCGAGAAAAGAATGACCCTCGCAATGAAGTGCAAATATTGCGAGGATAACTATTGTGTCTCGTGTATTCAACAGGAAGTTCATCACTGTAAAAAAATAGATCGTTTAATAGACAAACTGTCTAATGAATTAGCAACAAAACTATGTAAAGAAAAATGTATTAAAAGAAAAATTGAAGAAATATAAGTGAAAGACAGTACTACGAATACATTTGATCATTTGGATAAATCAAAAGTATTTTAATATAATTTTAATATAATTATTAGAAAAGGTCAAATGGCGAACGAACCGATTTTGGACGAAACGAATAATCGACATGTGATATTTCCTATTAAATACAACAGTATATGGATGATGTATAAAAAGGCGGTAAGCTCGTTTTGGACGGTTGAAGAGATTGCTTTCACGGATATCGACGATTGGAACAAATTGACGGCAAATGAGCAGCATTTCTTAGAAAACACATTGGCATTCTTCGCCGGAAGCGATGGGATCGTAAATGAAAACATAGTCACGCGATTTTATGATGATGTAAAAATTCCTGAAGCACGTGCCTTTTACACATTTCAGATGGCGATGGAGAGTGTTCATTCGGAATGTTATTCGTTATTGATCGATACCTATATCAAGGATGATGAAAAGAAACACCAATTGTTTAACGCGATTGAATTGAACCCGAACATCAAACGCAAAGCGGAGTGGGCGATGAAATGGATTCAGTGCGAGGAATCATTCGCAAAGCGTTTGGTGGCATTCGCAATTGTCGAAGGTGTATTCTTTTCCGGTGCATTTGCTTCGATTTATTACATAAAGGAAAAAGGAATATTACACGCATTGACATTCAGTAACGAGTTGATCAGTCGTGATGAATCATTGCATACCGAGTTCGCAATTTTGTTGTATAATACGCTCGAAAATAAGCTGATTGAATCAGATGTTCATTCTATATTTTCTGAAGCAGTTGATATAGAAATTGATTTTGTGATATCTACCCTACAATGTGGTCTATTAGGTATTAATTCTGATTTGATGTCGGATTACATCAAATATGTAGCCGATCGATTGCTCGTCCAGCTGGGCTATAACAAGTTATAC